TTTCATATGCCGTGGTAGCACAAAATCAAAATCAAAGTTCCGCAATTTATATTCACCAATCTGGTTAATTTCACCATAACTAATGATATTGGTTTGCTTGTCGTCTGTTTCGTACTTAATGCTGACTTCAGCCGGATTAACCGGCAATTCAAACGTTTTATTCTTACCATAGGTAATATAGAAGCCCATATGAGTACTTTTAGACATTTTACTCATTACCTTCCACCCCCAAACGGTTCCGCTGACGGTTGACTAAATAATTTTCAAACTGTTGAACCAAACTTTCCAAATCTTGTTGAGAATTACCCTGGCTATTAATTTGAATTGCTCCTTTGGCAATTGTAATTGTGGAAGAATTGTTGGACTGTGAGGAACGATTAACGGATTGACCAGATGTCAGGATTGTCTGTAGCTGTTCAGGAGAAGTAGTTGGTGTACTTTGATCACTCAGGGTACTATTAATCGTCATCCCTTGGCCTAAGACAGATTTCATATGAGCAGCATTAATTGCTGAATTTGCTAAACTTGTTCCCGAACTGGCAACTAAAGCATTGGTTTGATTCATTCCAATTGCTAAACCTTGACCCATATAACTACCAATTTCTGCAAATACTTTTGATGGCGAATGTACTTTAGCAGCAGCACGAGCTGCTTTATCAGCCGCGGCTGCTAATCGACTGGCGGCAGCCTCTACAGCACCAACTTGTGAATTCATCCCAGCAGCCAAACCAGCACCAATCGCCGCACCCGCTGACCGCATTGCTCCAGCACCAGCACGGGCAGCAGCGGCAGCATTATTAACTGCACTTCTTACCGCACTGGTTATTTGAGCGCCCCCAGATCGAGCGGCACTAACTGAAGCAGTCATTCCTGAACGCACAGCACCAATTACTCCAGCCAGTGAAGGACGATTGACATGTGGTGCCGGAATAGTTCCCAAATGCGGTAATGTCGGTGTAGGCACTTTCGGCCTAGCCACCGTTACGTGCATGGTTGGCATTTTTGGCATAATTGGAGTTGGCACTTTAGGACGAGCTACATTAACATGCATTGTTTGACCTTTAGGCATCACTGGCGTTGGAACTTTCGGAGTTGCCACCTTTGCCTTAATTGGTGTGTTGGTTGCTTGCGCTTGCAATTTAGCTAAAGGATTCCCGGTTGTACTCGTATCTGCTTGAACCTTAGCTTTAATCGGATTACTTGCTGCCTGTGATTGTAACTGACTAAAAACGTTACCAGTTGGCAATTTAGGAGCTTCAACTTTTGGACGAATCGGATTACTAGAAGCTTGTGATTGAAGTTGACTAAATATATTACTTGTTGGTAAAGCTGTCGGTGCTTCAATTTTAGTTCTAATTGGTTTAGCCGCTTGAGTCTGCAATTGTGTTAATGAAGTTAAAGCTTCCGATACATTGCCAGTCGCATTAACTTTAATGTTGCTGGTCTTGGCTTTGGTATCAGAAGCAGTACTTCCTAACTTGCTTAAGGCAGAAATAACCGCATCAACTGTATTATGCGAACCGATATGCGATAAGGCACTTCCAATTCCCGAAACATCGTCTTTAGCGGCACTCATAGCACTAGCCGCTTTACTAAAATTACCTGTTATAGCATAACCAACGGCACCTAAGGTGTTAACTACAGCTCCTAGTGCGTGTACAACCACCATAGCGGCAGAACCAATTGTTATCAAACTATCGGCAAGAGCTGCAAACCCTAAGGCAGCTCCAGCAATTACACCAATTCCAATGGTTTGAAAGATCGCTGATAAAGCTGGACCTAATGGAGCCAATGCAGCCAGCATTTGTTGTGCGGCACTAACGATCGGTGCAAAAGCACTAGCAATCCCAGACACTACACTACGGAATCCCATGAAGTCAGTTGCCCAAGCTGCTACTGCAGCAACTATAATTGCTGTGATTCCTAATATGATAGCTCCAACTGGTGAAAATGCAGCAGCTATCATTGCTGGTAAACTTTGGATAAATGATAATCCTTTACTAAGCCCTTGGGTTGCATTAGCAAAAGCATTTATGCCTGCTCCGGCTGCTATCATAATTCCACCAATTAATTTGAAACCGGCAAAAGCACCAACAATCGCTAAAATTTCGCCAGGTGACAGCCGTCCCAAAGCATTAGATAACATTGTAGCCGCATTTGCTGCTACGGCAATCCCAGCACCACTAATTGAGCCTAACGTTTGTGCCAAATTACCACCAGAAGCATGGTTTAATTTGCTAGTTATATTTCCGATTGCATTTCCAATTGAACTAAACGTATTCTTAATTGCTCCAATCGCTCCACTGCTAGCGAAGCCACTGAAGAAATCCTTGACCGCGTTACCAGCAGTTGTTAAAGCACTCACTACACCTTTTGCGAAGCTAACTAATCCTGGAATCATTTTATCAAAATTAATGTTACCAATTTTATCGGTTAAAGAGCTAATGGCTCTTATTCCAACCTTACTGGTACTGTCAAAAGCATTTTGCAGTTTATTAGCTAGAGTTTCTCGTAACCCATCTGCTGCTTGGCCCACAGTTTTATATTGCGTGGCTAATTTAGTAAAGTTGGCATTAGTTCCTGTTTTAGCAATGGCATTGAAAAACTTTTGTGTTGAAATTTTTCCAGCCTGAACATCTTTAACTAATTGACCAGTGCTTTCATGCATAGTCTTTGCCACGGCCGCCATTCCGGCTGGTGTTTGTTCAAGCATTAACCGGAAATCTTGCCACTGAATTTTAGGCTTAGCCGCCGCTTGAACTGATTGTTGCATTAAGGTCTTCATGGCTTGTTGAGGATCAGAAGCGGCAGCAGCTAAGCCACCCATTCCTTTAACTAATCCCAGTGTATTTTTAGTTCCAACCGCTGCAAATTGTGAGTAGGCACTAGCCATATCGGAAGCACTATAAATGGTTTGTTGGGCAAATTTTTGCAAACTTCCACGAGTAGCTGTAATCGAACTCTGGGATTTTCCTAACATGCTCATATTACCGTTAAAAGTTTGCCATGCGGCGCTACTGCTATTCAATTCACTTAGCATACTGTGCATGCCTGTTCCAATCAAGCTTAGCCCTTTAGTAATACCGGTTCCTACTAAATTAGCACCCAACACATTTTTAAATATGTTACCAGATTGAGCAGTACGACCTTTCAAGCGGTTCATGGCATTTCCAGCTGTTGTTAACCTTGAGGCCAAATTAGTTAACGGAGAACTAAATCCATCAATAATCTTGATGGTTGCACTGATTGTTGTCATCTAAACACCTCCCTACTAAAAAGGACGCCAGCTATTTTTTAGCTCGCGCCCTTCGTTTTTCTTCTCTTGCTTGTTGTTCTTCTGCTTTAATTCTCAAATCGATACCCGCAATTATAACTGCGCGTTCCCGATTACTTAAAGCAGTCCATTGTTTTGGTAACCAATGGTAATGGTGCATTGCATACAAATAGTATCCAATATCCGAATCTTCTTCGGATTGAATTATTTTTTTGCTTCATCAACCAAGCTTGTTAAATCTTCAGCATCAAAACCTGATAAGGTTTGTACTTTCTCAGCCAACTCACCATATTGTCCAGCTAGCAGCATCTTACGTAACAGTTTACCGGGATTTGCAACCACGCCCCAACTCTTTTGCAGTTGAGCGTTGTTAAGATCCGGTACCACAATTGAAGAAACAATTAAATCATCACTAATAGCATCAGCATCTGAATCAACCGTAACTGTTCGTGTTTGTTTGTTTAAAACCTTTCGAGTATGCCGTTTCTGAATCTCTTTTAGTTCAGTTGCAGTTAATGATTTAATAACAAAGGGTGATTTAAACCCTTTGAATTCAATCTCTTCTGTTTCTGGTTCGTTATCAACATTTTCTAGTAAAAAATCATTTAAGTTTTCTGTCACTTTAGTTACACTCCTCTAATTAAACTTTAAATTTACCATCAAACTCTTGAACCAAGTCAATCTCTTCAAATGTGAAGTCAGACTCCCATTGCATAACATCATCATCTGCTTTGAAATCAACGATCGGCACATCATCCAAATTAACTTGTCCTAAATGAATGGTTTGCTTACCAGCCTCACTGGTTTTATCCTCAATATTGAAGACCAGATCCATATAAAGGTCAGCTTGCTCGTCAGTATAGGGAATCCCATATTTCGCCCAAATTGAATTAATCAGATAACCACCCAAGGTACCGGTGCCTTCCACAGAAGTTACCTTTTTCTTCTTCCAATGGTTCCCTAAGACTTGAACATCTTCTTTGTTCTTTTCCAGCTTGACGGTCAGTTCATTACATTCAATTAACGGAATGTTTTGCCCATTAATAGTTAAATAGACAGTCGCGTCTTTGGTGGAAATTGTATCACGGCCATTTAATACTTCACCTAATGTTGTTGCCATTATCGATTACCTCCTTAGTAAACCTTAATTGTCATGTACAGTTTTTCCATTGAATCAACCGAAGTAACGGCAATGTTAACCAACACTGAATCTTTGTCGTCACCTTGAGCAACGGTAATATCGTCATTATCGAAGCTATTGATTGTGCCATTACCCACCAAACTATTCAGATAACTAATACGGTTAGCTTTGAATAGGTCACGACCGGTATCATTATTAGTTACTTTGCCAATAAACTGTTGTTCAAAGACATCATGAGTATTCATAGCAATCTCATCTAAAGCACGAACAACTCGATTTTTCGAGAAGTCCTGGGTCTTCCCGTCAGGAATTGTAACTAGACTGTTAATATCTTGTTCAAAGACAACTGAACCATCACGCTTACGAGTAAATACTAGTTGACCAGCATTAAGAGCTTTAATAGTAGTTTCGTTGTTATAACGTGGCAATACATCCACAGCATCAGGATAGTCACTATAGGTCAATGATTCGTTAGGCTGTGCCGCCGATTCGGCTCCAGCGACATATCCGGCTGCGGTAGTAGCATCTAATTCTGATCCATCACTCAAGATTACTCCTTGGGGAACTAAAGTTACCGCTTCGTAATCAGGACTAGTTTGACCGGTAGCAAATGGAATCACAGCTCGAACTTTATAGCCTTCTTTTTCACGAATGCGTTTTACGGTTTGAGCAACAAGTGCATGAATTGTGCTGGTAACTTCAAAACCTGCCGTTGTAACAACTGCATATGCTTCATTTTCCAACGCGTCATCTAAAAGTGTTGTTACATCAACTGTTTCAGTAGTGCCACCTTGCAACGTAAATGTATGGGAACCAGTAAACTTAGTTAATGGGTTATCTTCGTCAACAGATTCACCAGTAAAGTCCGCTCCGCCTTGAGTTACCGTTGCCTTGGGATTAGTCACTGATGTTTGACCAGCCTGATAAGTGTAAGCTGCCTCAACATAAGCGTTAGCTGGTAAGTTAGCAGCTAACGACTGACGAATTGAAGTTGTATCAACCACCGTTGTTCCTGCTAAGGTTGTTACTGTAAACAACGGATCGTCGGAAGTGTCATTGGGATCTTTTTCAACAACCACCGATAAGCTGTTACCGAATGCCCCTGGATATTTAGCAGTAAATGTCCATGGGATGAGATCATCGCTCACGGAAGCTTTCTTGCCACCGTTATTATTCAGATAAAGAACCTTGGTAGCACCTTTGAAAGTCTCACGTAAAACAGGATAATCATCTAATGAATTAATCCCCAGTGCTTGACGGAAATCCGAATCAATCGTTAATGGTGTCACACCTGGTTGGCCCCAATTCAAATCTTTAGATCCAACTAATAATGTAGTTCCTAAAGTACTATCGCTAGTCGCCGGCTTAATACCAACCACATTGATATATGCTCCAGGACGCCGTTTGTTTTGTGTAGTCCATGTTCCACCTGCCATTTAAAAAGCCTCCTTAAATTTTCGAACTAAATTTTTAGCTTGGATCAGCGAATATTGCCGATCATCATTTAAAACAATTGTCAAAATGTCACGTTCAATCGGAGTGAATCCGGTTGAGGTGATTAATGCTTGCTTACTATACAAATTCACGCCTCCTTGTGCGTAATTGTTGGATCGTAATTCTCCATTTTAGTATCTAAGTCTTCGGGATAAGCTCGAAGATTAACCATAAATGTCATTGTTAGTGCTCCATCCACCTCTTCGAACTCTCGGATTCGAATAGTGGCAAACTCGTCTAACGATAGGAAACGATCCAACAAGTTTTCTTCCATCTGTTCCATATCAGCTTCTGGATGATCAGTTTGAGGAAAATAAACTAATTGATAGTGATAACTGCGGTTCTGCCGTTGAAACAGTTCCGGTTTAACCGTGGATGTAATTCTGTGTATAAAAAAAGACGGTTCTTTAAATCCGCCTGATTGCTGTTCCCGATAAATTGGCATATTCGGAAATAAGCTATTCAGTTGATCAGCAATTCGATTTACAATATCCATCAACCGAATAACCCCCTTAATGCTTTGTCAAAGATTGGCTGCCAGATTTCTGGGAACTCACCTTGAATTTCCACAACGGTCTTCTTTAAAAAGAATTGGCCATTGACCCAGCCTTTACCACCACGAGTACGATGACCATTTTCAACGAATGGCGCATACTCAACATTGTTCTCTAATGTAAAGGAAAAGCCGGCACCACCATAGTTCATTCCGGAGGTTGACCAACCACCTCGCAAGTTACCGGTGTCGACTGGAGTCCTAGCTTTCACTTTACGGGTTGATTCAGCCGCTAGCTTACGCATTCCATTACCGACATCATGCACAATTTCCTTGGCTTCTACTTTATTACCAACCCGTTTTACAAAGGTTTGAAACTGAGCGTCATCAATACGCATGAAACTTGCCATTAGGATTCCTCCTTTGCTTTTTCGTTACGAATCAAAGCAACCTCCTGATGTGAAATGTAGCCGGTATAGGCTTTACCAGATTGCTTGTATTCAATTGTCCTACCATTAACGTCTGTGGCGTATACTTTACAGCCAGCCGGAATATCAATCCCCGTCCGAATATACATCACCACATCGTACTCATCCGTACCAAAATCTTTCTGATCAGACGGTTTAAGTGACTTCCGTGAAATTTTGGCTGGTTCATTATCCACAATCGTTACGGGTTCGGTATCAGTGATGGATCCATGCTTGACCTCTTTAACACCGGTAATTTTCACTCGATCAAACCAGAGCGTTGGTAAAACTTCACCCATTTGCTTAAAAGCATCCTGTAAAGTCATCACCACTTCACCACCCGAAAGTTATTAAGCTGAGCCAAATAGTTATCGGTTAATGAATTCACCCCTTGAAGCGTAGCATAAACGTCAGCTGGTGATTTAAATGATACCGTCGTATCACCTTCATTAATTGAATTAACTGATGTCGTGACTCCACCACCCAGAAAGTTATGGGTGGTAATTAATTGAACACATAAGGCGATAATCGTATGATCTAACGCTTCAGGTAGTTCTGGAATTGCCAAATGCGTGTAATTTGCCACATCGTTAATAACTTTCTCCAAGGTAAATTCAACAATAGCATCGTACCCCGCATTATTTTGACTGTTTGGCATTAACAATTTAACTTTGGTTAGCAACTCATCCAATCGTGGGTGTTGCTCCATTTAAATCACGTCCTTAACTCGCAGCAGCAATTACCAGATGTAAAGTAGCTTTCTTAGTTGAATCGGCATGAGAAGCGATCGTAATATCAACTTCGCCGACTTTAACAGCTGTTACTAATCCCTTATCATCAACCGTAGCTAAGGTTTTATCAGCTGAGTCATAAGTTAGTACCTTATCAGTTGCATTATCGGGTTCAACGTTGGCTAGGATTTGGTGAGTGTCACCAACTTTAAGATCTAAAGGAGTATCTGTTGTAAGCGTCACACCCGTTACGTTTACTGTCGGTGCTGTTGGTGTTGCATGATTACTTGCACCCGTTGCCCCGATATCTGACTTACCATAAGCATTAACCGCCACAACTGCCAAAGTATACTCTGTACCATTAACTAAATCAGGTACATCAACACTTAATGTTTTATTGTCAACTGTTTGAACCGGAGATGCCGGCCAATTTTCCGAGGCCTTTTTTGCCCATATCTCGTACCCAGTTGCACCATCAATAGCCGCGTAGGTTACCGTAACTTTACCGTCACCCGCTTTTAAACTAACTTGTGGTACTCCCGGAGGATGTAATGATAAAACACCTGGAACATCTACTTTATCCGATTCAGTTTTGTCTCCAGTATCATAAAAACTTTCTTTAAAAGTGCCTGCTGGATAATCCCCTTCTGGTAAATCCGCGTGCACAGATGTTTTACCAGCATCACCAGTCGCAATCAATTTATCACCTTGATAAACCTTTAATTGTTGTTTTGTTCGATTTGCCAATTTAATAGCCTTCTTTCTTTAAGTTTAGTTCCCACTAAAGGTAGCCCCACCTTTGTCAGCCACCGCTTTGGTATCGGCGGGGCTTACGGTTTTGGGGTTGGTGCGGGTGCTACAACAAATTGGATGCCTTTAGTTTTGGTCTTAAGCAACAAAACGTCATCGTATGATTGTTCGTAGTACAAATAGTTACCACTATTAGCAGCGGATGGGGCATCAAAACCGACAAACGAATACTTCTGTGGCGCAATTTGGACACCGTTGTAAATTAAGAACATTTGGATTTGTTGAGCAGTGTCAACGGTCTTTGAACCTACCGAGAAGTCAAAAGCAGTTTGCATCAAATCAGATGGGACAACGTTAATAGTGACATCATCCAAGCTGTAAACTGTCCGTTGAACCTTGTTGGCATCTTTCAATACTAATGAACGATTAATTGATTCTGCTCGTTTCAAGATAGCATTAATAGCTGGAGTTACGTACAAAATACGATTGGTACCAGGGATTCGAGCTTCATCAAAATCAACCATCATTTGGTCAAAGGCTGTCAGAATGTTCTTCTCATCGAGGGTATCAGTTGTAATACCACCATCATTAGCTGCAACTTTTTCAGAATATAGCTTGCTAAACATCTGACGATCCATTTCAGGCATCTTTTCGTCTAAGTTAAATTGCTTAGTAATGTTAGCAATACTGATAACCATATTGGATTCATCCACATCAGATGGATCGACTAAGGTGCTCCAATAACGTTCATTAGTCAACTCGTAAGAATCCCAATCGTTACTATAGTTAGCAGCTGGTTGAGTAATTGTTCGACGGGCACGATCCTTACGTCCTTCATCAATAGTTAAACGAGGTACTTTGATATGCTTAGCACCATCAAATTTAATCACGTTGTTAGATGGTGAGTTCCATAAGTCTTGTGAGAACAGATGACCATCATAGAATGCTTGCTGAATCGCTTGTTGATAAGCTTCAGCATAGTTAATTGTTGCCATAAATTATTTCCTTCTTTCTTATTGTTTAAATGCGTCTACAAGTGTTTGAACTTCGTCTGTATCAGCAGAACCATTGCTACCTTTAGGATCATAATGGCCTTGCGTGCCTTTATCAAAAAGATAACCGTCAGATTCTTTAATGGAAGCTAGCTGATCGTCCAAGCCATCCAGTTTGCCATCATCAGTTAACTTAATCTTGTCCATATCTAGTAAAGCCTCGGCAGCTTTCGGATTGCGCACCTTAGCAGCAGTTAAAGCATTACTCAGGGCACTATTCAGCTTAGTTTGAGATAACTGTTGATTGAGAGTTTCGGTATCGGTCTTGTACTTATCCTGAAGGTCTGTAAACTGCTTGGATAGATCTTCATTGTCCTTAACCTGCTTCTGTAACCCCTTTAAGTCCTTATCCCGTTCGGTCAACTGAGTCTTCAGCGTATCGTTTTCCTGCTTAATTGCATCCACATCACCAAAACCCGACTTGGTTTTCTCGATGTCAGTACCATTCATTGACATAATCTTGTCAATTGCTTCTTCTGGTACATTTAAGTTCTTTAGTTCTTCTCGTTTCATAGTACATACATCCTTTCTCGCTAGATTTACGTGGGGCGGCCACGTTCAAGGTATAAAAAATAAGCAGTTTATTACGCTCATACTTAGGAGCAAGATTGAACATTATTTAATATCAGC